GGCGCAGGTTAAACTTGTGGAATTCATGGGTTCTGATTCTTCAATTGTTCAAGCCGCCCGGGTTTCTTATGCAGCTGGGACGAAGAGTGTGAATGACGACCGCGGTCTGATACGGTATCTGATGCGTCACAAGCACACGACGCCTCTTGAGATGGTCGAGTTCAAGTTCTACATCAAGTGCCCCATCTTTGTGGCGCGACAGTGGCTGCGGCACCGCACCGCCAGCGTGAATGAGGTCTCTGGGCGGTATTCAATTCTACCAGAGGAGTTTTACATGCCAGAGCATCTCCGATTTCAATCCAAAATTAATAAGCAGGGTGGTGAGGAGGAGATGGAGGGTGACGGTCTGCTTCTGCTCAAACAGAAGGCGTCCTGTGACCTCGCTTTCCACACGTATTCTGAGCTCCTAAGCAAGGGGTGCTCGCGAGAGCTGGCTCGATCCCACCTGCCCCTCAGTACTTTTACCGAATTTTTCTGGAAAATTAATCTGCATAATCTACTTCACTTTCTGGCTCTCCGTATGGACAGTCATGCCCAAAAGGAGATCAGGGATCTGGCGACGGAGGTCTATGAGCTCATCAAGCCCGCGGTGCCTCTCGTATGCGAGGCGTTCGAGGACTATGTACTGGGCTCGGTCACCCTGTCCCGTCTAGAGGTGGAGGCCATCCGCGAGGGCAAGACGGATCTTGCAGCTGGCAAGGGTGAGAATCAGGAGTTTCAAACAAAGTTAGCCCTTCTGGCAAAGGGCGGGGGAGAAGTTCTTCCAGTTTGAACCGTACTTCTGGGTACAGTCCTCCTCGGGCGCCTTGGGCATCATGGCGCCTGAAGGCATCGTCTGGGCAGCTGGCAGTGTCGAATCAGCACCGCTCGTACGAGGAGTTAGCACGAGCCAGAATATGACGGCAACGAGCACGAAAATCAGGACGGGTCTGAACTTGAGCTTCATTAAATTTAACACGGATTTTTTTTAAATGTATATTATAATTAATGGGGGCATCTGGTTCCAAGAGCGAGTCCAGAACCACTGTAACAACAGATATCACCAATAAAACTGTTAGTAATTTTCTTTCTCAAAAGGCTTCAACTGCTAGCGCTCAAGCCACAAATATCAACGACATGAATGTGAAGATCAGCAAGATTGGAGGTGGGTGTGACATTACCCTCGGGCAGAAGATTGATAGCAAAGTGAAGGCTCTTGCATCAATTGATGCGACCGATATGAAGGAGATTCGTGAGAGAGTTAAAAATGATCTTAAATCTCAGGTCGATCAAGCTGCCCAGGCCCAGTCTGGTATGTTCGCCACTTCGTCCAACTCCGCCAAGACGAGCGCCGACTACAAGACTAAAATTGATAACATTGTTGAAACAAATATGACTGATCAGCAGCAAGCGTCTGCTTTCGCTTCAGTGTATAATAAAAATAACATGACCCTGGATCTCGGTGAGTGCAGTGGGGACGCTATAAACAGAGCAAAGATTAACGCGTCCCAGAATATCGCATCCGATCTTCAAGCCCAGGCGCTTCTCAAGAGCGTTTCAACCTCTATACAGGACTATGAAAAGTCCAGTTCAAGCACCACGGATACCAAGCAGACCTCGACAGCCAAAGGAGGGGGTCTAGAGGATGTTATTAAAGCAGCTGCAGATGCGTACGCTATTTACTTTTTGATATGCTTCATCTGCTGCTGCTGCTGCTGCTGCTTCCTCTTGTTTGGAGGAGCCGCGGCCGCCGCGGCAAGTTCTTCATCCTCTTAGACGAGCCATTGCCATTCTCACCATGGCATTTCGATCACCGCCGCCCCCTCCACCCCCTCCAGACAATGCTAGGACGACCACGAGCGCGCAGCAGCACAGGAAACATAAACACAAAATTCCAAACCCACCAAGTTGTTTATCTTTAGTGTCCAAACCGGGAACGAGGTCCTTTGGCCACAGAAGATCAGTTGATGAAGATGGGGGCTGAGTGCTTCCGGGGGCGATTGGGGTGCCAGCGGGCGTTGATGGGGGAGGAGCACCGGGAGGTCTAGTGCCGGGAGGTGGAGGCGGTACAGCCGGTGGAGGAGGGGGTGGGGCGTTTGGTGCAGGTGGAGGAGGATTTATATCCTGAATTTGACAGCCAACCGCCAAATTACCCCCAGACATCTGTCCAACACTAATTTGCTGGAAACAAGCGTTGATTTTGTCATTGCACCCACCAATCGGACCTGGCTGTGAAAGGTACTTTCCTTCTGTAGATGTAGATGCGTTCTGACACTCATCCGAAGCGCAAAAGGGCTTGAGCTGTGCAGTAAGGAACTGTGCACCGAGCGTCTTGTACTTGCCCACTTTTGTGGCAATTGTATCACATCCAGGTGTTGCGGGCTCGGCCAAACACTGGTCTATCGTGCGCTTCGTGGCATTCACACAGGCACAAGCGCGCTTTGACTTGTCATTGCAGTATGAATTAACAAGGTTGGCCGCCGTTGATTGTTCTCCAGCCTGGCCAGTCTTGAACACCTGATTCACGGCATTGACGCAAGATGGGTCAGCGCCCCAGTCGTACCCAGCACATACACCCATCTTTACGATATTCCACGTACTACCAGACTGTGCCGTGTTGTCCAGAAACGACTTGCATCGAGCTTCATCTATGAAACCCTTTTGAGAACAGAAATTCGTTTTAATTCTTTTTGCATCCGTGTCTGTGACTCCGTTACCAGGATCGGACATGTCGTTGAAGCGTGCATTCACATCAAAAGGCACCTGCTCGACAACCATTGACGAAATACTATCAAGTACGCCCCAAGATGCTAGTTTTCCCGAGTCAATATTCTGAGGACCGACTAAGATACCGGGACCGTTACCGGTCCCTTCTTTACCAGTGTCTGGAAGGCAATGCTGCTGAAAAGACACCTGATAACCAAGCGGAATCCTCATACTGGCAATTTTGTCAATTCCATTTCCAAAATTATTACAATTATAATAGCCTCTTCCGTGCTGCCACTCGGTCGCGTCAAAGTTTCCACCATCAAAAGATCTGATTTTTGTTGTAGGATTATCAAGCACGCTTATCTGGCCGGGCTTGGGCGCATCGGCTTTAGGGACGGCATTTTTCTTTACATAGACATTATAGTCTCCGTGATTAAAGAAGTTCTGGGCCGTTCTCAGCCACCCTCCACCGGTGACGCCATTCACTGGGGCTCGTCCATCTCTTCGAACTACGATATGGTTGCAGTTGTCCATCTGATTGCAGTACAAAGCAAGAACCTCCGGCGAGACCCACTTGTGGAGAGAAAGATCTCCGCCGGGTGAAACCTTGCGCTCGTACTTGACGTAGTTTGCTAGGGGGCCACTGGGTGCGGCTGGGTCGGCCGTCGTAGTCGGTCGGGAGAGGAAAGTGGAACCACCTCGACCGTACTTGGCATCGTCGGCCCACACGGGCCAACACGTCCCATCACCATATCTCACGGCCCCAACACAATTGTCGCGACTATTGCACTGACCCTTGCAAGCGTCTTCAGACTGGCCGCCTATTTTAGCAAGAGACCTATTATTCTCATCTGTATTGGCAATTACAGTATAAGACATACTGATCCTAATTTGTACTGATAAAAAAAATCAGTCCTGAATTTAGAATGGAAATTCGGGCTGAGATTATAAACCCATATTATGACCATGGTGGCCGAAAGTACATGGACCTGAAGTGGGACGGACTGACCTACACAGTCAAGGTTCCCTTCAGGTACAATCGGGTCATGTGTCGTGTGGAAGGAGTCACACCAATTCAGAATCTAAATTCAGGTCAGGAAATACTAGCTTTTGTCGAGAAGAAATATTGGAATGGATCCATATATTACATCCTTCAGGGTGTTAGAGAATTTCAATCCTAAATTAGGAATGGGAACCCTGGCGGATACTGGGGTCTTGATACCTTCTGACATTGAGATAAAAAAAGAACTCACTGTAAGAGCAGTGGAAAATGCAGTGGGGATCAGGCCTCCCTCATTCAAAGTATGGCGCGCTCATGCGCCTCAGATGGTGGTGCCAAGGTATTTTGCTCTCGGCCGCCTCGGCCCGCCCACCGCCGACACCCGGTCCAGGCCTGATAGCGCTAATATTAATTTCGTTGGGACTCTACGATCAGAAACCTGTCAAGATGCAGCATTCGCAGCCGGCACAAAAGCCTTTTCCGAAACCGGAGGTGGCGTACTTACGCTCCCCCCGGGCTACGGAAAGACCGCCATGGCGCTAGCTTTTGCAGGTCATCTCAAATTTAAAACCTTAATTGTTGTCCATAAGGAGTTCCTGGCAAACCAGTGGAGGGACCGGATCAAAACCTTCTGTCCGGGAGCGACAATTGGACGTATTCAACAGGACGTGTTCGACGTGGAGAAGGACTTTGTCATAGCCATGATCCAGACTATGTGCATGCGGGAGCTCGGATCTCTTTCCCAATTTGGATTCTTAATTGTGGATGAAGCTCACCATATAGGTGCAGCGGCATTTTCACAAGCCATGCTGAAATTGTGCCCTAAATACACCCTTGGTCTGACTGCGACTCCAGAGAGGAAGGATGGCCTGACACGTGTCCTGTACTGGTTTATGGGTCCCGAGTTCTATGCAGTCAAGCGGGAGAATCAAAAGACGACACAGGTCGATACCGTGTTCTACGATGACCCACTCTTCAAGACCGATCCCCCCCTGACCAGGTTCGGCAAGCTCAACATGGCTGGCATGGTCACACAAATTTCAGAACTAAATTCAAGAAACGAATTGATAGTGGATATAATCAAGAATTGTCTGGGTGACAAGCGACGGGTCTTGGTCCTGAGTGACAGACGTGAGCACTGTCTATGGATCCATTCTCAATTTAGAACTGAAATTGGGGGACTGTATTTGGGAGGGATGGCCGAGAAGGATCTGGAGGAGACCGCCAAGAAGCCCTTGATTGTGGCTACTTTTGCCATGGCGCAAGAGGGTCTGGATATACCCGTGCTCGACACGGTGATTCTGACCACTCCACACTCGGACGTGACACAGGCTATAGGTCGGATCATGCGTGAGACGGCTGGGAAGACCAACTCACCCGTGATTTATGACATAGCGGACAGGTGGTCCGTGTTCTACTCGATGTACCAGAAGAGAGTGAAGATCTATCACGCGGGGGGATTTCAATTTAGAAACAAAATTGAGGAGGAAGAACCAAAAGCTCTTCCGAAGGGCAAGTGTCTATTTGTCTAGGCATTGGCAAATGGTTTGGCGGCGGGCGCTGGTGGGGCATTTGGAAGAGGAGCAGCCGTCATTGAGCCCATGTTGGCGCTTGGGGCGGGAGGAGGGGCGTAACCCGTCTTTGGTGGGGCGGGTACAGTGACTGGAACTCCTTTATTAGGCGTGTAATTGTATGCAATTATAAAAGCAACAGTCACGCCCACCCCTAGTATAAGGAGTTGAGCCCAAGCGCCACCCTTGGACTTGTTGTTCTTGTCGTTAATCTTGCTAATAGGATCAATCCATCCGAAAAAGATCCAGCACGCAATGCCCAGACATCCAAGCATGAAGAGAAGGGCCTCTGGGCTGAGGAACATCAGAAGTGGGAAGTCACTCATCTTATATATTTTGTTATTTTATTTTCCTGGATTTGGAAGATATATCACTTTGGGGTGGGCAAGCTGGTCTTCCACAGTTGCAATTCTCTTTTTAAATTCTTGTGAAAATCCTTCCCAGTCAAATTCGGGTTCGGGAGGAGGGGGAGGTGGCGGCTGGTTGATGGCTTGCCAGTAGTACCACGCCACTGCAGCTGCTGGGATCACTCCGACGATCAGTCTGAAAAAGGTGACACCCTTTGGTGGATCTTTATCTGGGTTACCCTTCTTGAGCAGCATAAACATGGGCACAAGAATCATAAACCAGATATAGACTGCTCCGAGGGCCACGAGGGCCCACTTTGCATTGGGGTGTTCGAGGAAATACTCATCGATCATCCTTCTCTGAATTAGTAACACAAATTAATCTGTAAGGGCCATGACGAAGACGCCGACGATGAAGAACATGACGAGGTAGTTGCACTCGGTGTTGTCTGGATTTTTGAGGGCAACTGCCGATCCTGGTTTCACGACACGTGGAGGCCCCATGGGGCCTGGGTCCATGTCATTAAACGGCGCCATTGCTATCGCCATTTAATTTAGACAGAGATTTCCTTTTTGGCCTTGCGTCCCCGACCCCCCTTCTTCTTGGGCTCGCTGACCCGAACCTCCCTCGTGTCAGAGTCTTCTGCAATACTCACAATGTCAGAGACCGACTCGTCGTCACGCACGACTGGGCGCGTGTTCTGAGGCATTCCAGGTCCCATCATATTCATCAGGGATCCAAAGTCCATACCAGGACCACGCATCTCCTGACGAAGGCCCTGGCTGGGTCGGTCGCCGGCAGCCGGCCCTGCACCCTGCTCAAAGGCGGAACCATTCGTACGATGCACAGCATCCATCATGTTGCGCATGAGATCAGGGTTCTGCTTCATTACCTGCCCCATATTCGGCACAGCCGCCTTGAACATTGAGTTGGTCAGGTGGAACATCATAGCCGAACCACCGACCATCATGATCATCTTGACCTCTGGGGCCACATTCACCTTGGTCTTGTACTTGTTGTAAAGTTCTTCGAACACACCGTCATAGTCATCGATGTTCTCCATGCAGTTCTGGGACCAGCCGTTGAGCTCCAGGTCGAACGGATCGAACTTGTCGTTCAGGAACTCGAGACCAGTGACTGCTGCGATCAGCATGCGCCGCTGGAACTTGATTGAGCGGTCACACTCGATGGAATAGGTCATACGCTTGTATTCCGTGCGGATCTCTTCGATATCGGAGTAGATTGTCAGGCGAGCACTCGAGTTGATGCCCTTCTTGACCAGGCGAGTGATCTTATTAAGTAGATCCGCTTTCTCGTCCTCGATAGTCTTGTAACCCTCCGAGGGCACTTGGGGACCGTTGTACCCACCACCCCCAGTCGGCTGCTCGTCATACTGTGGAGGACCCTCATCATCGTCCTCCTCTCCGCCATCATACTCCTCCACAGGAGGAGGTGGCGGGACGCTTCGCTTCGAAGGATTGGTGAAAAAGTCCAGACCCTCGTCTTCAGGGGGCGGCTGGACAGACATAGGGGCCTTGCGAGCAAACACAGATGGCCTACTAGGCTTGGGCTTCAGGGGAACACGCTTCTCAGCAGGCTCTATAGAAATCTCATCAAATAGGGCCGCCTCGTCTGCATCTAGATTAACATTTTGGACTCCATCACTTATGCTGATCATACTGATTTTCTTTAAGAAAGGAACCTAGAATCTTTAACGCACTTCATGTTTGAAAAAAATATCAGCTAATCTCAAATGTCTCTGTACAAGGCTTCCAAGTTGGCTTCCAATGCTCTGATTATTGGCCTGCTGCTGGCCATCATGTGGATCCTGTTCCGTGGTGCTTCCCGTTCAGGATACGAGGGTGCTCCCGTTGTGTCGCAGCCAGGAGCCGCCGCCGCTTCCGGCCCCAAGTCCCTGTTCGACATCAAGCCAAGCCTGGACTGCACCCCAGGCCCAGCGGAGAAGGCCTCTTACTATTCGAGCGGCCTGACCCCCGGAGGCCTGTGCGGTGATTCTGGTTTCGTCCGTGACCAGATCCGCGATTACTCAATCGCAGATGGAATCGGCGGATCTCTCCTTGAGAAGTAAATTGTCACTCTGGGACGGCGGGCCGTGTTCGGCACGTCCGTCCCACAATGGCAACCTAGTAATTTTCGCTCAGTATTAGTAGAAGATGCCGATCATCAATAACTTTGGTGACGTCGTCACGCAGGGGAACACCCAGATAGCTGGGAATGTAACCGTGCAAGGCACGGGAACTTCATCTTGGACATCGGCCACGTCAGCAGTTACCCTCGCAGGGACGCTAGCGGTCACCGGAACCACAACCACAGTAGGAGTTATAATTCCAAATGCAGATGGAATTTCAGGAATAGGAGGACCAACGAGAAGATACAACAACGTCTTCACTGCAAACGCCAACATCTATTCAACCGCAAATATAGCAACCGCGAATGTTTCTAATTTGAACGTGTTCTCTTTGGCGACATTCGTGGGCCCTATAACAGTTCAAGACACGACGCGCCTGATTGGAGCAACCACAGTCACCGGAACAATCGCTCCAACTTCATCAGGCGTGTCCGGTCTTGGCGGTCCATCCGCCTACTTTGCAAATGCCTTTATGAAGGTGGCAAACATAGGATCAACGGACGCCGTCCTTTCACTCAATGTCCTAGGGAACGTTTTCGTGTCAAACACAATTAACGTCACGAATTTGATCGGAAATACGACCAACATGTCCTACATGAATGTAATTTCGTGGATGAATGTAGCTACAATCAACGTATTCACAGGAGCTAATGTCACGACCCTGACGGTGTCTGGTCTGTCCAACTTGCAGCAAGCCAATATCGTAAGTTCCAACCTGCAAACCACCAATATCCAGTACGCAAATGTGGCCACGATCAACGTCTGGAATGGAGCCAACGTGACGACCCTCACAGTCTCAGGTCTGTCCAACCAATTTAACTCCAATATTATTACTGCAAATTCTCAATTTTCAAACATAATTACTGCAAATATCCGGTCACTCAACGTGTGGGCTGGAGCGAACGTCACCACTTTCACAGTCAGCGGGCTCAGTAACCTTTTCAACGCTAATATCGTGAGTTCCAATCTGCAAACCACCAATATCCAGTACGCAAACGTGGCGACGATCAACGTGACAAATGCAGCCAATATCACGACCCTCACAGTCTCTGGCCTGTCCAACCTATTCAGTGCCAATATCGTGAGTTCCAATCTGCAAACCACGAATATCCAGTATGCAAACGTGGCGACGATAAACGTGTCCAATGGAGCTAATATCACGACCCTCACAG